CTTCCGAGGCTTCTACGTCGAGCAGACCGCCCGCCTATGGAAGCCGACGCCCGCCGACTTCGTCCGGGCAGTCTGGATCGCCGACAGCTACGGTGGCTCCGGGACGGAAGCCGGCACCCCGAACAGCTTTGCTCCGGACAACTACGCCTCCTTCACGATGAAGCTGGTAGGCGTACACGACGGCAACAACCTGTGCGCCGCCGGAACCGGCCTCATCCGCTCGGTCGCCCAGGCCCAGAACTACATCGGCGCCGCTCGCCTGTCGGACATCGACTTCGTGCAGCAGAAGGGGCCGATCGACCTCGTTGTCATCCAAGGGTCAATCAATGACAACGGCAATGTCGCGGCCACCATCACGGCAAATGCGTTGACCCTGATCCAGGGCGCGCGCGCGAAGGTGGGCGCTTCCGTACCGATCATCGTGCTTGGTGTATGTCCCGGCTCTACGATCGCTTCGGGGCAGGCCCTGTCCAACGAGATGGCACTGGCGGCGGCTGTCGCCCAGGCGGCCGACCCGCTGGTTGCCTTCGTCCCTATCACGACCGCCACACCGTCGCCTGTCATCAACGGCAGCGGCAAGGACGGAACGGCTGTCGGCGACGGTAACGCGGAGCTCTACATCCGTAGCGACGGCATCCACCCGACTTACGGGCAGCTCACGGCCGCGAACAGCGGGAATGGCGGGATGGAGTATCTCGCCCGCATTGCTGCCTCTGGCATCCGCAATGCCCTGGTGGCGATGCGCCGCTAACCATGCCCTCAAAGCCTACCGGGCGTCCACGCGGTCGCCCACCGGGCGCGAAGAACATCCCGAAGCTCGAAGCCTTTGTGGCCGAGAGCATCGTGGCGCCGCCGATCATTGTTCCCGTCGAGCCCCGAAAGGCTCCTCGGGGGCCGTGCGTCGGCATGACGCCCGAGCAGCGCACCGCGTACTTCAAGGCTCTTGTCGCGAGGCGGAAAACGCATCGAGGCGGCCATCCGCGTGGCGTCCCGCGCAACATGACCGTCGCCCAGCACGAGGCCCACCAGGCCGCCCAGCAACCAATTATCGCCAGGATCATCAAGAAGATGGCCGCCAACGAGCAGCTACCAGACGACCCGATGGCCGTTGAGGCCCTCAAGGAGGCCATGACGGTCCTCCGGTCGACCATTCCTCCGAGGGACAAGATTGCAGCCGCAAGGCTCATCCTGGACTTCACGAAATCCAAGCCGACCGCGAAGGTCGAGCACACCGTCAAGACCGCCGAGGACCTCCTCGACGAGATGGCGGAAGAGTAACCTACCCGATGGCCACCGCGCCTCTCTCAAGGGAGGACGTGGCGGCCCGCCGGAAGGCTACCCGCAAGCGCCTCCTCGACGACTTCGAGTTCTACGCCCGCAAGGCGCTCAAGATACGAACCAAGGACGCCCAGATCGTCCCGTTCGTCCTCAACCGCGCTCAGCGCCGCCTAATCGACGCGCTCCTCCGGCAATGGCAGGAGACCGGGCGCATCCGCGTCGTGATCCTGAAAGCCCGTCAGCTCGGCTTTTCGACGGCCTGGGGCGGCTTCATGTACTGGTGGATTAGCCAGCACAAGGCCACCAAGGGCATCGTCGTCACCCACAAGGCCGAGGCATCCACGGCGCTCTTCGACATGACGAAGCGCTACCACTCGGAGATGCCACCCTTCCTCCAGCCGTCGACCTCTAAGGCGAACGGCCGCGAGCTGAAGTTCGACAAGCTCGACAGTGGCTACATGATCGCCACCGCTGGCGCCGACACCGTTGGGCGCGGCGAGACCCTTCAGCTTGCGCACCTTTCCGAGGTGGGCCTGTGGCCGAAGGGGAAGGCCAAGGAAATCATGAACGGCCTCCTCCAGGCTGTTCCGGACGTGAGGGATACCTTCGTCGCCATCGAGTCCACAGCTCGCGGCATGTCCGGTCCGTTCTACGAGGCTTGGAAGGCTGCCGAGAGCGGCTCATCGGGATACCTGGCGTACTTCGCACCTTGGTTTGAGGATGAGCGCTACCGAGTCCCGATAGACGAGGAGTTCGTCCGGACCCTCGACGAGGAGGACATGTGCCAAGAGGTCTACGAGACCTATGGCGAGCGCCTCGACGACGAGCAGCTCCTCTTCCGGCGCCGCAAGATCGCTCAGGACGGACCGGACCTATTCAAGCAGGAATATCCGACCTTCCCGAAGGACGCCTTCCTGACGTCCGGCGCTCCCGTGTTTAACCTGGAGTACCTCTACGAGCAGATCGAGGCCGCCCCGGACATCAAGCACCGGATGGAGTACGATCCGATCGAGGGGGTCATGGGTCCCGATCCGCGCGGCCGGCTCTTCATGTACCACGAGGTCGACCCGGCCGAGGAGTACACGATCGGCGCCGACGTCTCGAAGGGCACCGCCGAGGGCGACTATTCGGTTGCCGTGATCCTCGACCGCAAGAAGCGCGTCGTGGGGGTGTGGCGCGGACTGGTCGACCCTGACTTCTATGCCACGATCCTCTACGCGCTCGGCAAGCTCTACAACTGGGCCCGCCTGGCCGTCGAGTTCAACAACCACGGCATCCTCCCGAACACGCGGCTCTTCAAGGACCTTGCCTACCCGAACCTCTACACGCGCGAAGTCTACGACAAGCAGACGGACGAGACGAAGGAAGAACTGGGGTTCTACACGGACGTAAAGACCCGGCCGCTAATCATCGACGAACTGCGCCAAGCGGTCCGCGAGAGGGCGATCGAGCTTAACGACAAGAACCTCCTTGACGAGATGACCACCTTCATCGCCGACCCGAAGACGGGGAAGATCGAGCACGAGGTGGGCTGTCACGACGACTGCGTCTTCGCCTTGGCCATCGCCAACCACTGCCACGAGGGCTCTTGGGCTCCCGTTGAGAGTGCCGAAGACTACTATTATGAGATGATTGCATGACCACCACACGCCGCGTCCTTACGGACGAGGAGTTGCTCCAGGCGTGTCGATCTAAGGCGGACCTCGGGTCCCGCTTTGTCGACAGCACACTGGCCGAAGAGCGCCGCAAGGTCTCCGATTACTACCTCGGCAAGGCTCCCGTGCCGACCCGCGAGGGCGGCTCCAAGTTCGTCAGTCAGGACGTCTACCTCTCTGTCGAGAGCATGAAGGCCGAGCTGGTCGAAACCTTCGGCGCTGGTAGCAAGATCGTCTCGTTCGCCCCCCAAGGTGGGGATGACGTTGCGCTTGCGAAGCACGCCACCGCCTATTGCGAGATGGTCGTCCACCGGAAGAACGGCGGCCTGGAAATTTTCCAGGACGTTGTCCACGACAGCCTCACGAACCGAGTGGGGCTCGCCAAGGTCTTCTGGGATCGCAGCGAGGAGGTCGTCGACTATCGCTTCCGCGACAAACCGGAGGCTGAGGTGGTCGCTCTCCTCCAGCAACCCGGCGCCCAGCTCGTAGGCAAGCCGACGTCCGCACCGGGCGCGGCGGGGATCGTATGGACCGGCGAATACGAGGTCGTCACCGACACCTCCCAGACCCGCATCGTCCCTATCCCTCCGGAGGAGTTCATCATCTCCGGACGAACGCGGACGCTTGATAAGGCGCCGTACCTCGCCCATCGCTATCGCAGCACCTTGGGCGAGCTGGTCGACGACGGCTATGACGAAGAGCTCGTCTACAGCATCACGGGCAGCGACGACGACCTGGCGTTCGATGCAGAGGCCATGCAGCGCGAGGAGGACACTCAGTCCTTCGTGGACTCCGAGGACGACGCGATCGACGACGCCGGAAAGGTCGTCACGGTCTACGAGAGCTACATCCGGATCGACGCGGAGGGCAGGGGGCGTCAGCAGCTCTGGAAGGTTGTCCATGTGGGCGACACGCTCCTCGACAAGCAGAAGGTGTCCTCGCACCCCTTCGTCTCGTTCGTGCCTCAGCCGATCCCGCACACCTTCTTCGGCAACAACTTCGCCGCCCGGACCATCCCGCACGCCAACACGAAGACGGTGCTCACCCGCGCCATCATCGAGCAAGCCGTCGAGGCCACACAGCCTCGCTGGCAGGTTGCCCGAGGTGGCGTAGCGAACCCACGCGAGCTGATCGACAATCGGCGCGGCGGGATCGTCAACGTCCGCTCCGTGACCGACAGCGTCGCCCCGTTGCCGCAGACGCCCATCAATCCCTTTGTCCTCCAGACGATCGGGATGGTCGACACGGACCGGGAAGACACGACCGGCATCTCGAAGCTCTCCCAAGGCCTCGATAAGAAGGCGTTGTCGCACCAGAACAGTGCCGGCCTCGTCGAGCAGCTCACGACGAACAGCATGACCCGAACGAAGGTCATCGCTCGGAACTTCGCGCTCCAGTTCGTGGCCCAGCTCTACCTCAAGGTCTATCAGCTCGGCATCGAGAACGAGACCAGCGAGCACATGGTCGAGATGGGTGGCGGGTTCGTGCCGATCACTCCAGCCGCATGGCGGTCCCGCAAGGACGTCGCGGTCGACATGACCCTCGGGTACGATGAGCGCGACACCCGCGTCTCGGAACTGGCGGACCTTGATAAAGCGCTGTCGGCCAGTCCGCGCCTCAAGCGCTCCTATGGAGAGCAACAGGCCTACGCCATCTACCGCGACGCCTTGGAGCTGAAGGGCTTCAGGAACGCCGGGGAGTACCTGGTGGACCCGAGCACCCTTGGGCCAGAACAGCCCGATCCGATGCAGCAAGCCGAGCTGGCGAAGCTCCAGAAGGACACCGAAGTCAGCGAGCGCCAAATGGCTCTCCGCGAGAAGCAGGTGGAAGAAGACCTCGCCCGGAAGAACGCCGAGGCCGAGTGGAAGCGCATCACCGGCCAGCACGATATGGACCTCAAGCAACAGGACGCGGACCGCAAGGACGCGGAGACGTCGAACCGTATCGACATCGGCCTCGCCGAGCTGGAGCTTGCGGTGGAAGCGGCCGGCAAGGTCACTCCCGAGAACGGCAAGTTCACCGCCATCGCATCGCCGAACAGCTAAGGAAGCATGGAAGACCTCGTCCTCACCGACGAGGAGGACCGGATTGTTCGGGAAGGAGACGCAGCGTCGTCCCTTCTCGACAACCCCGCGTTCCTTCTCGCGATCGAGCGGTTGCGCAAGCAATGCGCCGACAAAATCCTCGAAAGCGCGCCCGACAAGGCCGCCGACCGAGAGAACCTCTACAACCTTTCGCGCGGCCTGTCGGCTGTGACCGAGGAGCTACTCGCCATGGCAAACCTCGCAACCACCACAATCGACAACGCCAAGCGGCTCACCCCCGACCACGACGTCCAGGATCATCCCGACGCCGACCTGGTCGACTACTGAAAGTAACCTGTGTCTATCCAGACGGACGACATCGACGACAGCATGAGCGACAACGCGGCCGTCGAGGCCCTGATGGCCTCCATGACCAAGGGCGCCCCGAAGGCCTCCAAGGAAGACGACGACACCGATGAGGACGAAGACGACCTCGCCGATGCCGAAGAGGGCTCCGACGAAGGCGACGACACCGACGAGGACGAAGAGTCCGACGAGGACGAAGACGCCGACGAAGACGCCGACGAAGAGGAAGCCGACGAGGGCAAGGAAGGCGACGAGGAGGACGGCAAGGAACCCGATGGGACCACGCCGGCCGAGGTCGCCGATGACACGGTCGTAAAGGTCCAGGTGGACGGCAAGGACGTCGAGTTCACTGTCGGCAACCTGAAGCGCCTTGCGGGCCAGGAGGCCTCCCTCACTCGCAAGAGCCAGGAAGTCGACCTCGTGGGCGGACGAGCGGCTGTCGCACTCCAAGGCGCACTCGAAGCCGTCATGGAGGACCTCGCGCCGTACAAGGACCTCGACTGGGTCCTCGCCGGCCGACAGATGGACGACGACGAGTTCCAGTGGCACCGCGAGCAGTACAACCGCTTCAGCAAGCGCTACGACGAGCTAATCGGCGCCGCTCAGGGCTTCGAGTCCACCATGGCCGAGCGTCGCACCAGCGCGGACCGAGAGGCCCAAGAGGCGCTTCCGGCCGCAATGAAGGCGATCGTCCCCGAGTGGAACGACACGCTCCATGCGGACGTGAAGGCCTATGCGGCCTCACAGGGCGCCTCGGCGGAAGCCATGAACCGGGTCTATGATCCCGTGACTCTCGGCCTCATCCACAAGGCGATGCTCTACGACAAGGGCAAGGCCGCCGTGGCCGAGAAGGTCCGAACCGCCCCCGCCAAGGTCCGCAAGACCAGCGGTCGCGAAGCGGTGGCGCCGGCCGGCAAGTCCGAGCGGGTCACACAGAAGAAAATCGCCAGCGGGCACATGTCCGAAGACGATGCAGCAGCCGCCCTCCTGGGCCGCTGGGGCGTGAAGCGCCGCTAAGCGCTCACCCCACAACAACACCTAATTTCTCTTTCAAAAAGCACAAATACCACCATGGCAACTTTCAAGACCTATGACAGCGTCGGCGCCAAGGAAGACGTCTCGGACGTCATCTCGACCCTGACGCCGCACAAGGTCCCCTTCAGCTCGTCCATCGGCCAGGACACCGTCAAGCAGAAGGTCTACCAGTGGCAGGAGGACGAACTGGAGGGCGGCCAGGACAACGCCCAGGTCGAAGGCTTCGACGCCACCGAAGAGGGCATGTCGACGACCGCCATGCGTCAGAACACGACGCAAATCTTGTCGCGCACCATCAAGCTCTCGGGCTCGATCCAGGCGACCGACCACTACGGCCGCGCGAACGAACTGGCCCGCCAGCTCGTCAAGAAGGGCAAGAGCCTGCGCCTCGACCTGGAGCGCGCCTACGTCGGCGTCGACCAGGCGATGGTCCTGGGTGACAACAACACCGCCCGTCGCACCGCATCGGCTTCGCGGCTGATCGACGCCGGCAACAAGCTGGACGCAGGCGGCAACCCGCTCGCGGAGAACATGGTCCAGGCGGCCATCCGTCAGGTCTTCAAGACCGGCAGCGAGGGCGCGGAGACCTTCATGGTCAAGCCGGTCGACGCGGAGCTCGTGTCGGTGTTCGCCGGGACGGCCGATCGCGTCCGCGACGTGGGCCAGAACCCGTCGAAGATCGTCGTGAAGGTCGACATCTACGTCACCGCCCTCGGCACGCTGCGCGTCACCATCAACCGCGAAATCAAGGCGGATCACGCGCTCCTGTACGATCCGTCGATGTGGAAGAAGACCGTCCTGAAGGGGCGCGGCTGGTTCCGTGAGACGCTGGCGAAGACCGGCGACAACACGAAGATCATGCTGGCCGGTGAGTACGGCCTGAAGCACGAGAACTTCAAGGGCGCGGTCCTGATCCAGAACCTCGACAAGACCGGCACCAACGCGGACGATCCCGACGCTTAAGGCGTACTGATCGCAGGCCCTCAGTTCCCACCGGAGCTGGGGGCCTTTTTGCCTCCCTAATCAGATTACATGCACTCTCCCGTCATCATCGACTCCACCGATCGGCTCCACCTGGAGGTCGACCGGAACATGAAAATCCAGTCAGCCCATATCGAGGCTTTCCAGGAAATCCCGGACGACTTCCGCCGAAACATCCAGGACATCCGGACCCATCAGGACGGGAAGTTCGCAGCGGACGACGTCCAGATCGCCTCACTCCCCGGCGCCCTCGTGGACCATTGGTTCCGACAGGGCTTCAACATCTGGGACCGCAACATCCGCGCTCAGGACATCATCGACCGCTTGCGGAATGAGAACCTGGGCGCCTTCCTCTGCACCTCCAAGAGCTTCTAGGCGCCATGAGCTTCGGCAAGCTGAAGCGGCGCCTCCAGAGCCTCATCAACCGCAAGGACCTAAGCGACGCGCTCGCTGGCGACTTCGTGACGGACGCAATCGCCGACATGGAGCGGGTCCTCCGCGTGGGGTGCATGGAGACCGTCCTCAACCAGAACGACTGGGACGGCGTGAAGAACGCCATTCTCATCCCGCCGCCCTTCCTTGAAGGCATAAACCTCTTCACGGACACGACCGAGCTGACGCAATGCGACCTCTCGACTTTCCTGGCCCTGAAGGACAGCGGCGGCGTCCCAACCCACTACGTGAAGGTCGCCGATCGTTGGCTCCTGAAGCCCACGCCTCGCGCCGGCCTTAACGTCTACCTCCACTTCTATTCGCAGTCGCAGCCGCTCGCCACGGACGAAGACGAGAACGTCTGGACCCAAGCGGCCCTCAACGCGGTCGTATACCAGGCGGCCACCCTCGCGGCGGATCACTTCCAGATGGAGGACGTCTACGCCCAGCGGTTCAAGGACCGGGCGAGCGACTACGTTCAAGCCATCCAGGAGCAGGACCTCGACGAGAAGTGGTCGGGCCGGATCGCGGTCCCGCCCCCCGCTGACATGGGGGACTACTAATGCCCGACCTGTCCAAGACGTCCTTCTACGGAGCCGGCCGCTCCGAAAGCCTGCGAGGCCCTGAAGGACCTCCCGGCCGGGACGGTGCTCAAGGCCCCGCCGGCCCGCTGATCCCACTCCCGAGCCACCTCAACAACACCTCGGCCCTCGCGGCCGGACTGCCCCTCGGCACCCTTTACGCGACCCCATCGGGCGAAGTGCGCGTCGTCATCCCCTAAGGAATACCATGTCCCTCTCCCAGCTCCCCTCGTTCTACCAGAGGGGGAACGTCGACCTACGAGGCCCGCCAGGCCCTCCGGGACAAGACGGCGCCCAAGGCCCCGCCGGCCCCCAAGGCGAACCGGGCCGCGACGGCCGAGACGGTCCCGCCGATCCGGAGATGAACGCTCGGGTCCGTGCGGTCGAGGATGACCTCGGGGACTTTAAGGCCCGAGTTGGCGACACGTTCACCGCGATCACTACCGAGACCGAGGCGTTCGCCCAGCGCGTCCAGACCGTCGAGGCCTCCTACGTCTCCGAGGGCGAGGTGGACCTAAAGGTCTCAGCCGCCATCCGCGACGAGCAGACTGCCCGGTCCACCGCTGTAGCCGCCGTGGCGACCCGCGTCTCAACGATCGAGGCTGACTACACCAAGGGCGGCGACGTGGACCTGAAGGTCAACGCCAAGGTCTCCGAGGAGGCCCAGGC